TTGCGCTAATCATATAAGCATATATAATGCTAATCAGCAGTTCCGATAAATCAACCGGAGATTAGAAAATGAAAGATTCAACAGTATTTATCCTTTTATCAGTCTTAATCAATCTTTGGACTTTGTTTGCTGTTATTACCGGAACTCCGGTTTTCATTAGCGCTTTTCTTTGTTTCACTGGTATAACATTGCTTGGATTAGGTTTTTACAATCTAGCAAAAGACAATTAAATCCTTCCCTTCCGATTCTTACGGAGATTAGACAAATGAGTATCTATCAAGAAATTACCGATTCAATCATTGCAGAACTCGAAAAGGGTGCTACGCCGTGGGTTAAACCGTGGGCTTGTGAAGCCGGAGCAGATAAGAACGTTATCTCGCAAAAGCCTTACCGCGGCATTAACAGGCTATTGCTTGCAATGGTTAGCGGCATCAAAGGCTATAACGTACCTGTATGGGCAACGTATGACCAGTGGCAATCCTTGGGTGCACAGGTTCGCAAAGGGGAAAAGGCCGCAAAGATTATCTATTTCTCGCAAGCAAAGGATAAAAAGGCTGAAGCTGCCGGAGAAGATAAGTTTTACCAGTTCGCAAAAGCTTATTTTGTCTTTAATGCCGCACAAGTTGACGGGATTGAAATTAAACCTGCTGAAATAACCGCCGAATCCAAGCTTCAGAAAATCGAAGCTTGCGAACAAAGGATTATTGCTACCGGTGCAAAGTATTCTATCGGCGGAGACGTTGCTTGCTACATTCCAAGCATTGATTCAATCAAAATGCCAGCATTGGATACATTCACCAGTGCCGAACACTACTATGCAACGTTTTTCCACGAGTTAACTCATTGGACAAGCGATAAAACTCGTTGTGATCGGGATTTAAGCAAGGGAAGATTCGGTAACGCCGATTATGCTTTCGAAGAACTTGTTGCCGAACTTGGCGCAGCATTTCTTTGCAATTCTCACTCTATAGCTGGAGACTTGCGGCATGCTGGATACATTCAATCTTGGCTGAAATGCCTTAAAAACGACTCTAAAGCGATTTTCAAAGCTTCAGCATTAGCGCAGCAAGCTTCCGACTTTATTCTTGCCAGCGGGCAGGAAAAGCCCGTTTTAGACGATTCTGAATTGCTCGCAGCATAAAACCATGCCGGGGATTTTCCCCGGCTTATTTAATCTTTACCTATTGAGGGAGTCATTATGAAACAAGGCTATAAATTCTATTTTTTAGACGAACCACAATTTTGCAGCCACATTACAAATCGTAAATATATTGCAAATAAATTAAAGTGGTATCGAGCCAATAACGCCACTTATAGAATTACAAAAACGTCAATTGGCTATCAGGTAACTGTTAAAAATAATGGTTCAATTGGTATCTTTGAGCGATTCTAAGGGGGCAACCATGAAAACATTATCAAAATATAAAGTGCAAAAGATTGGCGAAATCAATCATGGCATCGACGGGCGCGATGAATATTTACTTGCAAAGGGCATTGAAGATGAAATCGATGAAAATGAACTGTACGAAACGTATCTGAGCATTTTTTACCGAGAGTCAGATTATCCCGGGGCTTACTTTTGCAATCAAATAACAGTGCAAAAGATGCCATTCGGAAACGAAGCAATTATTGTCATTCATCATAGCTATGACGTTTAAGGGGAAACCATGCAAACCATAATTGAACTATTAGCTGGCGTACTAGGTTTCCTTATCCTTTGGGCATTTCTTTACGTTTTATTATCCTTTTGAGGGGATTAGACAATGTATTCAATAATCGTTTGGCATAACAATGCTATTGAAGGAACGCATCAACATATATTGTTATCCGCAAAAACAAAAGAAAAAGCATTGCGCGATTTTGGCAAATACCTGCAAAGACCAGAACAATGCAGGTCATTTACTAGTAAAAACCTTGTTCAATTGCATCATGTTGAAAAAGGTTTAATTTGCAATATTCCAGCATTATCGTAAATAAGCCGTTTTAAGCCGTTTTCGTGTTTAGGGTTGTCAGGGTATAGGCAACCCTTTTTCATGGCCTTGTAGGGCCGTTAAATCAATTCTTAGGGGATATTATGGTCAAGCATACACCTGCGCCGTGGTGGTTTGCGGAAGATATTGACGATACATACACAATTGGACAAGGGGATGTTTATTTTTGCACTGTTCACGAAAACCAATTAAAGCCTTACACAAAATTAGGTGTTTTCGATAATGGTGATAAAAAAGCTAATGCACGTTTAATTGCTTGTTCGCCTGAATTGCTTGAAGCATTAGAAAACCTTGTCAGGGGCGTACCGGACACGTGGCCCGCAGCAATTGAAGCAAAAAAGATTATTTCAAAAGCAAAAGGGGAGGACAAATAATGGTCAAGCTTAAAGATTCACTTATCACTGCGGAGGAAATAGCAGAGCGTTTTTACTCTAAAGACAACCCTTTGCCGGAAGCAATTGAAGCATTGCTGGAAGGCTCGTTTGCTTTCCGGTATCTGGCGAACCAAGCAACAGGGGAAGATGATAAGAGTTATTTCTTAGACAAGTCAGATCATTTGATGCGCGTTGCTGTTGGCCTACAAATGGAACTTGATGTTATAGCCGATTAGAGCCGTTTTCCTGCTGGATGGTATCCTACCCTACGGGATACCTGATTATCGCCCCTACGCGCCCGTACACGCGTTGTAGGGGCTATTCTTTCGGAGGTTGTATGTCCAGACCTAAACTACGCGCTGTCACTCCGCTGGCAGACCCGGCCTCGCAGCCGCAGACGAGACCCAAAAGGGTTGAGCAAGATAAGCCCACATCTATCCTTGACCAGCGATTCAAGTACACCAGCTCTGCTGCCACTGACCTGAAAGCTAAGTTCAAAGCGATGGGGTTTAAACCCACAAAACCTAAACGAGTAAAGTAGCTGCCTAAAAAATAGGCAGCGACATTACTATAATTATGTATATGTAAGAAATAGAATAATAGTCGATAGTACTTACGAAGTAAGGACTAAGGCATAACGTAATGTAGTAGTACTAATGTAGAACCGTACTATATTCTATATAACCAAGAATCATGCCAGCAAAGTTATCCACAGCTTTTTATCAAAGTTATCCACAGACAATTTGATAACTATTTACTTTTAGAAAGTCATAGTTATTATTCATTGGCAATAGTTTTATGTTGCTTTACATTACGTACATGCACCAAGACGCATGAGGATTGGCGGGTTGAACTCCCGAGTGATGCGGTGACCGAATCCGCACAATCTGGCAAAGCAGTCCTCAGTCGTGTTGGTGTACGCCAGCAATCACGTAAGGTAAAAACTTTTACCTTATCCATTAGACCCTTATCGGGAGATGAGAATGACCTACATAAAAGATATAAAAGTCTGTATAGACTGTTTCCACTTCAGCAAGCCAGATAAGTGTACCCATCCTGTAAGTTCCCATATCAATCCCGTCAATGGTGATCGCAAGTATTTCTACGCGATAACTATGCGCTCGTCAGATATGTGCGGAACAGAAGCCAAGCTGTTCGAATTATCTGAAGTCAAGCAAGCAGAGAACGACATACGCCGCAGAGAATTCGAGGAGGCTTGCCGTGACGCACCATTCTAATATTCCCATTAAAGACACAGAAGAACTCCAGATCATTATCGACGAGCTATGTGCCGTGTTAGAAGCCCGTTGTGGCGACAACATGGCAGCATGGGGTGCTACCGCGATGGTGCTGTTAAAGATCATTGTGGACATTTCTGGTGCAGATATAAACGAGATTGCAGACAAACTTAAAGACGATGGCGGGAGGTTTCTACAATGACAAGCACTAACACTTCAGACTTTGATCCAGCAGTACGCAATGCCGCGTGGTGGTCAGGGGATAGCCGCATGGCAGTCAACGGTAAAGCAGCGCAAGCAATCCTGATAAAGCAGGGCAGGATGGAGCCGCCTGATCTATCTGATATTGAAGAAGTCCAGATGGGCAAGGTAATGGAACCTACCATTGCCCGGCTATTCCAAGACAAGCACAGGATTGAACTCAAAGACTTGGATTGGATAGGCCAGCACAGTAAGGAAACGTGGCTGAAAGCTCACGGGGATTACATATCTGCTGATGGCAAGACACTGGTGGAGTGCAAGAACTATAACGCAGCCAGCCTGAAGAACTTTGATGAAGATGGGAACGTCATACCGCCAGCAGACTTCGTACAGTTACTACATGAAGCAGCGTGTTTCAACGTAGATAACATCTATCTTGCTGTTCTGTTTGGTGGTCAGAAGTTTCGAACATATCACTTCACCATTGCGCCTGAACAAAAAGACGAGCTTGTGCAGACGATGGCTAAGTATTGGGGCATGGTGCAGTCAGGTGTTGCGCCAGAACCAGACAGTATTGAGGCTGCAAAGATCGTTTACCCGGTTGCTGATATTGACGCAGTTGTGGCTACACAGGCAGCAGAGAAAGCCGTAGCTGTACTGAAAGAGTACAAGGCTAGGATTAAGCACCTAGAAACAGAAGCAGAGAAGGTAGAGCTAGAGCTACGCAAGTATATGGGAACTGCGCCAGCATTGTTGACGGTGGATGGTCACACTCTGATAAGCTGGAAGAACGATAAACCGGGGTCTAAGTTCGATGCCAAGCTATTCCAAAAAGCCATGCCGGATGTTTACCAGAAGTTTGTGGTCGAAACGACGGGTGTTAGACGCTTCCTACTTAAATGAGAGTGATAACGATATGTTACTTAATCAATCCGCAAGGCATGTATTTGAAGCACTTAAATCTATGATTGAAAAGTATGAGGAAGCAGAAGACAAGGAAGAATTCTGCAACCCTGATGCGCCTTTGCTGATTAACGTCAACGGGAAAAGAAACTATGTTCTAAGCGTTGGTGGTGATCCAGATGAAGAAGGCGTTGTTATCGAAGCAAAACCAGAATCCCAATGGAGATGAGATATGAGCAACTTAATACCTATGCAAGACATAGAAGTCATGGCGAGAGCCGTAGTTAAGTCAAACCTATTCAATGTCAAAACCGCAGATGAAGCGATTGCGCTGATGTTGATAGCTCAAGCTGAAGGCCAGCATCCTGCTATTGCTGCGCGTGACTACCACATCATTCAGGGCAGACCAACCCTGAAAGCTGACGCGATGATGGCAAGGTTCCAGCAAGCCGGGGGAAAAGTAGAGTGGAAGGAATATACCGATGATCGAGTTACTGGCGTTTTTAGTCATCCCGCTGGTGGGTCTTTGTCTGTCACTTGGACTATCGAGATGGGAAAGAATATCGGGTTGGTTAAACCGGGTTCTGGATGGCAAAAATATCCTAGAGCTATGCTCAGAGCGCGTTGCATCTCAGAAGGTATCCGATCCGTTTATCCCGGCTGCGTATCAGGCGTTTACACGCCAGAGGAAGTTGAGGATTTTGAGCCGAAAGCAGTACCA